GCATCCCCCCGCATTCATGGGGCCGCGCCGGGCAGGTTTTCCATCCCTAGGAGCACCGCCCCATGTCTCTCGCTCGCCGTCATCGTGAATTGCACCGCGCGGCCCAGGCCGGCGCTGCCAGTGTCGCTCCGCGCGCGGCCGATGCGCCCGCGCCCATGCCCACCACCGGAGCGGTGGCGAGCGAATATGCCCTGCTGCTCGCCGCGCTCGGCCAGGATCTGCAAAGCCTGCGCCAGATTCAGTCGGTCGAGCGCAAGATCACCGCGAAAGCCGGCATGATCGGCCGCTATCGCGCCTGGGTCGAAGGGGCGATGCGCTCCAATCCGCCGGTGCAGGACGATATCGTCGGCACCATACTGGTCTGGGCGATCGACGTCGGCGATTGGCCGCTGGCGCTCCAGCTGGGCGCGCATGTGCTCGCCGCCAATCTCGGCCTGCCCGAGCGCTACAAGCGCAGCCCGGCCGTGGTGCTGGCCGAGGAAGTCGCCGACAGCGCCTTGCGCGTTGCCAGCGGCGTGCCGCGCGAAGTGCTCGAGCGAACGCTCGCCCTTACCGCCGACTACGACATGCCCGACCAGGTCCGCGCCAAGCTGCATAAGGCGCTGGGCCTCGCCTTCCAGGCCGAAGCCGACGCTTTCGATCCCGAGGCGGAAAGCCAGCGGGCCGGTGGCAAACGCGCGCTGGTCGATGCCGCGCTCGACCATGTCGGCCGCGCGCTCGAGCTCGACCAGAACGCAGGCGTGAGGAAGCTCATCGAGCGGCTCACCGCCGAGCTCAAGAAGCTGCCCGCCGCCAACGACGGCACCTGACCGAACACCAGCTGCGCCACCCGCGCCGGGGGGCGGGAACGGTCGGGGAAGCACCCGCTCCCCTCGCCCGCGCCCTCACCCCCCACCCCCTTCGAAAGCAGGCACCATGAGCTTTGTCAGCGTCCCACCCGATCCCGTTTCGCCAACCGGCTCGGTGATGCCGGGCGATGGATGGTGGCCGGACATCGACTGCAATGCCATGCGCGATGCCTTGCGCCTGGGCGAAGTCGTCACCCATGCCCGCCTCCTCGGCGCGCTCGAAGGCGGCTTGCTGACGGCAGAAAGCGAACTGGCCACCTGGCGCGCCGCGCGCGAGGCCGAAGGTTGCACCAGCCTGGCCGAGGTGGAGCCGTTGCGGAAGATCGGCGGAAAGGTCCGGGCCGTGGTGCTCTACACCCGCGCCGTGCGCTGCGCGGCAGCGGCCGAGCTCGCAGAGATGCACCGCGACGTGACCGCTACCACCCACGGCCAGGCCCGCGCCGACGACGAGAAGCTCACGGCGGCCGATTACCGCCGCATGTGCACCGAGGCGATCCGCGATCTTCTCGGCACCACGCGCGTCGCGATCGAGTTGATCTGATGACGGAACAGGAAAAAGAGCTCCTGGGCATCACGGTCAATCTGTGGAACGCTTTCCTTGCCCTTCCGGTCGAACACCCCAGCGATCGCGCCGAGTTCTGCCAGAACCTGCATGTGCTGCAGAACATGATATTGGCTCGCCCCACGAGGCGTGAAGTCAACGAAACTACTGGACGTGGCGCATGACCACCACCGCCACCGCACAGCAGGGCGAAATGCTCGATGCCGTGTGCTGGCGGGTGCTCGGCACTACGGCCGGCGGGGTGGTCGAGGCTGCGCTCGATCTTAATCCGGGGTTGTCGCTCTCTGCACAGATCGCCGAGGGCACGGCAGTCATTTTGCCCGATCCGCCGAGAACCGACGCAACCACCACGCTCGACACCACCAACTATTGGGACTGACACGATGGCCGACTGGCGCGATTTCTTCTTCTGGTGGCTGGCCAGCCTGTTTGCCGCCGCCACTGTGGTCGCGGCCAAGCTCGGTCTGCGGCTCTATGGCCTGGCGGGCGATCCGCCGGCTGATCCGATCATGGCCGAACACTGGCACCGCCGCCGCCGCTATGTGGCGATCGGTGAAGTTTCCGCGCTGCCCGCCTTCGCCACGGTGTCAGTCGTGCTGGTCAGCTTCTATCACCTCGATCCCGTGGTCGCGGTGCTGATCGCCATGGGACAGGGCATGGTCGGTTTTGCCTTGCTGCTCGATGGCGCCGCCTGGTTGTTTCGCAAGCGCCTGGGACTGCCAGAGCCTGCCGGCGGGGAGATCGGCAATGGGTGATTTCCTGATCGGCGCGATCACGCTCGCGAGCCTGGCTGGCGCGGCTATGGCTGCGGTGCTGGCTGTGCCCCACCACTTGCAGCTGCGCGCGCATCGCCACACCGGCGCGCAACCGTGAAGAAACCCGACCTCCTGCGCGCAGCCATCACTGCGCTCTTGCCCGAGCTCGGCCGCGATCCCGATCGCTTGGCCATGTGGGTGGAAAAGGGCAAAGTGATCGCCCGCCAGGGCGCACAGCGCGGCTTTGCCTGGGAATATGACCTGATCGTGTTGATCAGCGGCTATGCCGGCGATCCCGACGTGATCATGTTCACGGTGTGCGAATGGCTGCGCGCCCAGCAGCCCGATCTGCTCGCCAGTGGCGCCGAGGGCATCCCGTTCGAAGTCGATATCCTCGATGCCGGCGCGGTCGACGTGCAGATCACGCTCTCGCTCAACGAAGCGGTCACGGCCGCGCCGGGCGATGCGGGTCGCTGGAATCTTGCCACGGTCGAGCAGGCCGTGCCGCTCATTCCCGAAATCAGCCAGATCGGCCCCGGCCTCACCTCGATCTGGGTCGATGGCCAACAGGTCGCCCCGCGCTCGCTGGACTGACCGGTATGGCAGACGTGGGCCTCGATCACCTGGCGCCGTGGCTGGAAGGCTATCTCCAGCGCCTCCAGCCCGCCGAGCGCCGCAAGCTCACGCGCAAGTTGGCCAAGGCCCTGCGCGACCGCAACGCCAAGCGCATCCGCGACAATGTGCAACCCGATGGCACGCCCATGGAGCCGCGCAAGAGCCTGCGCGATCGGCGCGGACGTCTGCGCAAGCGCAAGGCGCGCATGTTCCCCAAGGCAGCGCTAGCGCGCAACCTGCGAGGCGTTGCCCGCACCGATGAACTGGTGGTCAGCTTCCGCCCCCTGATCCAGCGCACCGCTGAAGTGCACCATTTCGGTGAGGAAGCGCCCGTCGATCCGCGCATCCGCAATTCCATCCGCGTGCGCTATGCCGCGCGGCGGCTGCTGGGCTTGAGCGAGGCCGATATCGTGCTGATTGAGGAAGAAAGTATCAATCTTCTCGATTAAAAATGCGCAAATAAATACACATTCACGCTTGCGCCGCCATTGCCCGTTGTGTATATAAGTACACATGGAACGGGACAGCAAAAAGATCGTCAAGCGCCTTGAAGCGGAAGGCTGGGAACTGGTTTCGACCAAGGGTTCCCATCACAAGTTCCGCAAGGGCGGACAAACGGTGATCGTCCCACACCCAAAAAAAGACCTGCCGCTGGGCACCGCCCGGTCGATAGCAAAAATGGCGGGCTGGCTTTGAGCCACCCGCCGTTCGGAGTGAGACGATGAAAACCTTTATTGCCCTGGTCCACAAGGACGAAGACAGCGCCTGGGGGGTAACTTTCCCCGATCTGCCCGGCTGCTTCTCTGCCGCCGATACCCTGGCCGAAGTTCTGCCCCAGGCTGGGGAAGCGCTCGAGCTTTGGTTTGAGGACCAGCCCCTGGCCGAGCCGCGCGGCATGGAAGCCATCAAGGCCGAAGTGGCCGACGATCTGGCCGGCGGCGCCTTCCTGATGGCCGTGCCCTATATGCAGACCACGGGGAAGCCGGTGCGCGTCAACGTGTCGATTGACCGTGGCATGCTCGATGCCATCGATGCCGCTGCTGCTTCCCGGCGCCTTACGCGCAGTGCCTTTTTGGCCGAGGCGGCGCGCAACGAAATCCGCGGCGCGCATTGAGGTCTATTCGATCGGCTCCGGTGCTGTCGGGTTGGTCTGCGGATCATCGAGACCAAGCGCCCAATCCCGCAGCATGAGCGCATAGGCGGTCACTTCGCTGCAGGCTTGCACGTCTTGTTCGGATACCACGACACCAGCGGCGGGCACTTGCGGGCGAGGTCCGGCACTATCACCCGTGGCGATGGTAAGGGCCGGTCCGCCTGAACTTTGAGCGGTTTTGGGCTGCACGCGGTGACCAGCAATATAGGCATCAGCAGCGGCGCGAGCCTCTTGCAGTTCGGTTTCATAAGCCTGGTCCTGTTGTGCGGCCTTCATGCGATAGACCGCTTCCTGGTGGTGGAGCGCCTCGGCTGCGAGGCGGGTGGCTTCGGCCTGGGCCGCGACATAGCCGGCGCGATCGGCGGCACGTCCGTCCGCTTCGTCGCGGGCCGCATGGCGATAGTGAATGGCCGCCGCCGTCATCGCGGCGAAGGCGAGCGCGGCAACCAGCACCAGGCCGACCGCCCAGCGGGCCAGGATCGCGCGCAAGTCCATCATGCTGCGCTGCCCAGCACGGCGAGGCTGCGGGCGCGCCTCAAGGCTACTTCGTCCACGCCGATCAGCCCGCCGTTGACGCGCTTGCGCAAGCTGCGGAAATCGCCCCGGTCACAATAGGCATTGGCGCCGACGCGATCCCAATAGTCGCAGGCCGCGCGCACCATGGCCAGCGGATCACCGCCGTGGATTTGATCGGCGGTCACGCCCAGGCGCGCGAACAGCGTATCGAACTCGGCCTTGCCGGTATGTTGGATCAAGCCGCCGCCACGATAGTCCCAGCCATCGTTGTCGGCCGTGCCGTTGACCTGGTTGCCCATGCGCGCGCCATAGACGAGATTGGCCAGCGCCACGTCTTCCCGGTCCGGGTCGGTCGGGTCCCAGGCATAGGGCAGCGCCTGCGCGAGCGTCTTGAATCGCGAGGGCCAGATCTCGAGCAGGCGCCGCGCGGAATAGCGCAGGTTCTCTTCGAAGCGCGTATAGCCGCCGGTCTCGTTGCCGGTCTGCGCCAGCCATTCGGCCAGGCGCGCGGGGCTGTTGGTGATGCTGTAGCGGGGTAATTCGACGGCAGCAGCACGGCCGAGCGCGCGCAGTGTAGCGTCGGGCTGGCGTTGCGCTTGGTGCGCCAGCAGCGCGGTGCAAGTCGACGGCCCCCAGATGCCATCATTGGGGCCAGGCGCAAATCCAGCCTTGGCCAGTGCGACCTGGGCTTTGCGGTAATCGATCATGGCGAGCACCTCGTTTGTGGGAGAGTGCCCGCCATGCCATTGCGCGCGCGCGATTGAATCGCCCGCGCGTTGTGGGCGCTGTGCTTACAAAATTAGAGGAAAGCGGCCGGATCGAGCGGCCGATCGTCGCCGTAATAGCGTCCGCCTTCGGTCAGCCAGTCCTTGGTATAAAGCGCGAAGGCAGCAGCATCGACATCGGGATAGAGGAGCGTCGATGCCGTCAGATCTTCGACATACCACTGGTAGAGCGTGGACGAACGACCCTTGTGGAGGTTGGCGCCAGCAAACGAACTGTAGTTACCCCACCCAAGGTAGAACAAAAGATTGGCGAGCGTCGGGACGTTGCCGGCAAAGGCACTGGCGGCCCCGTTCTTGAATTGCAAGCCAACGGCCGGGGCGCCGGGCGACAGACGTTGGCCAATGAAGGTCGCTTGCCCAGGGTAAGGCCGGATCAGCCCATGCTGAAAGATGATATCGTAGTTGGCCGTTGCGCTCGATGCCGCGTGAATACCGCCTTCCGCCGGCTGCGTGCCGGTGGTGAAGATCGAGGGACGTTCGATCCGCTCGATCGTGTGCATGTAGTAATCGTGGTCGGGGTTGGCGATCACCCAGTTCTTGAGCGCATCGGCCGCACGGAGGATGGCATAGCGATTGGCCGCATCGTTGACCTGGCTGACCACGCATTGCAGCCCGCCCTTGGCTGTGCGGGCAAACTGCATGTCCGTCGCCTGGTCGGTGCGCACCATGGTGGGGTGCGTCAGTGCGGGATCAACGTTGAGCAGCTTGCCCGCGTACTTCGACGCCAGGTTGGTGATCGTCGCGCCATTGCCGGGCACGCCGGTGGCCGGGCTGCTGCGGCTGTGGCCGAAGTCGACCAGCATGAGCGAGCCCTTGTTGAGCAAGGGATAGTTGTCGGGAATGCGCGGCAGGGCGGGATTGGTGAAAGCCGCGCCGGGCAGGTCGAAGAGCAGGCCGTTTTTCGCCATGTCAGTAGCCCCAGAGGTTCAGAGAGTTGACGGTGCTGTTGGCAAGGTCGGGGTTGCCCTGGTTGCCGGTCGCTTCGAGGTGGACGCGGTTCGATCCCCCGGTGGGGTATTCGGTCCAGACCCCGGCCACGTTGACGATGATGTTGCCCACGTAGCGCTGGCCGCCCTCGACATTGTTCGCGCCCGCATCGCCGATGCGGATGTAGTAATCGAGGTTGGCGCCGCCGGCCGGCAAGGCCGTCGCGTTCCACGTGCCGCGATAGACCAGGTCGTTGGGTGACCAGGGCACGGTACCATACGTGAAGTAATAGGACAGCGGCACCACGCCCAGCTGGCGCGCCACCTGCAGTTCGGTCATCCCCGGATGCGTGGGATCGGCAAGCGGGCTGGTCACGCCATCGAGCACGGCCTTGAGGCTGTAGATGTATC